TTCTTTGTCAGTTCAAAAGCAGCTAGGACACCTGGTATTTCAATAAAAGGAAATACTGTTTACACCATACCCATGTTTGGCTTGGAAGCAGCTTGCAAAATTGAACAAAATAGTTATACAGCCGTTATAGGATATCGTCCGCCTTGGGTTGTTTCATCCGTGGCTCAAAATAGCCAACTGTATGCCAAGTTTGCAATAGCGAGAGCTATTACAAATCAAAACTGGATATCTGGTCTTAATGTAACAACCTATATCGCATCATAAGGAGAAAATAACATATGCCTTTTACTATTGTGACTCAGGGCACTTTCACACAACCGGCAACGGCTGTTAATCAAATCATCCCCCTTCCAAGCGGGGCTGATTATTTTACTACAACAAATTACACTCAAATGGGTTTGCATCCTTCTACAGGAGTTAATGTTAGGGGTGAGTGGTATGGAGGAGGCATTACAGCCAATAATGATGGTTTAAGCTGGATTAAAACTAATTCAGCCAATGCCATTAATGTAAACTTGTTTTCAAATATTCCTGCAAACGGTTTTACCTATGTAACTAGTTTTCCACAGCCTCAGGCTCCTTTAACTGGGACAACTATTACGCAGGCTAATCCCGCTGTGGCTACCGTAACAAATACTTATTCTAATGGAGATCAAGTCGTTATTTATAATGCTGTAGGTATGCAGCAAATTTCAGGCATGACATTTACTATTTCTAGTGTGTCAAGTTCTGGTTTTACATTGCTGGGTCTTAACTCTTCTGGTTTTGCAACAGCAGCCTCCTCTTTTATGGTGAGACGAGTAAGTGCGTTTACACCCGTTGAACCAAGTTTCTTGTATGTCACAAATATAACACAGGCTACACAAGCCCAAGTGACTGTGTCACAAGCTAACATGGTTTATTTGGGCCAGAAGTGGGAATTTACCGTCCCTGTATCATTTGGCATGGTTCAGATGAGCAATTTCTATCAGACACAAAGCAAACCGCCCGTTGTAACAGCTATTATAGACCCGTATAACTTCCTTATTAATGTAAATACAACAGGTTACACACCTTTTGCATTCCCATTAAGCACGCAATCACCCACCGCAGAATTGTTTGCAACCTGTGCCCCTGCCGGTCAATCGGCTATGTACAATCCTATAACCGGAGTTACTACCGGTTACGAGTTTGCACATATCCCATTTCATTCCGGTGTTCAATTGCCCTATATGCTAGTACCTGCCGGTGCTCAATCGCCCGGGGGAAGTGCTGGAGATGTCATCATATGGGATGCCTATAAAATGGAAACGGGCACCATAAACGCGCCATTCCCGAATTAATTAGATAATTCAGTCGGTTGCATTTTGTAACCGACTGGAATGTAAAGCGGCTTTACATGGAAAAATAATGATCAATCCTCCGAACGAAAATAATGTTTATCTTCCCCCCGTGATCCAGATGCCTTCCTGTCTCGAAATAACCGCTATTTCTCAATCAAATCCTATGATGATAACGACTTCGACAAATAGTGACCAGGTAAACACTTATCTTCCGGGTCAAAATGTAAAACTTGTTATTCCGGCCACCTGGGGAATGTGGCAAGCCAACCAAAAAACAGTTCAAATCGTATCAGTGGTTTCTAACGACATCTATGTGTCTCTTAACTCTACAAACTTTGATCCCTTTTCGAATCCCAATGACGGATCAGGTCCTGCAAGTTTAGCCCCTTCAGGTTCAATGAACCTTGATTTTAACAACATTACTTCAAACAAGATAGCTTTTAGAAGCTACAATAACGTAGGAAATTAATATGGCAACAGTATGCATGTATACAGCAACGGGCGAAGCACATGGATTAATAAACACCTTAACAAATAGTTGTGAAAACAATGATTTTAAGCATTGTACAGGTCCTATTAAAGCAATTCTTGAAAAAGAAAAAAAAGAAGATGCTCGAATAGTTGAAGTCGAACTAATACACAAACAAGGCAAACATGAGAGATTGGATAAACCCTATTGTAGATATGCTGGGGATCCTATTCTTGTTTACCATTTAATACCAGGATATAAATATGCTTTGCCTTATGGCTTTGTTAAAGAAGTTAACAATGTGCGTATGCCTATACGCAGTGGATTGCTGGAAGTCGATGGGGAAAAAGTGACTAAAGATGGATCACCTTTAATTAAAGATGATCTTGAAGGCAATTGGACATACAAACTAATTTCTACTAAATACTAGAGGAAATATGTCATTTAATGATGTATCACCGGGATTATCTACAGTTGATTTTATTCGAACAAAAATACGTAGACTCACAGCCTCATCGGGTGAGTCTGCTTTGCCTACGCCCCTAATAGATCAATATATTAACAATTTTTATCAGAACGATTTCCCTTATGCAATAAAGATAGATCAGCAAAAATCCGTTTATACCTTTTTCACTGAACCTAATATTGATCGTTACCCTTTAGATGTTAATTTTAATCAAGGTGTTAGAGCTCCCGTATATGTTGAAGGTATAATAGGCACATTATTTAAAGATAGAACACAATTCTTTAATTTATGGCCTAGATGGCCTACCTTGTTTCATCCTCTCGCAGGCGACGGAGTCACAACAGCTTTTTCATTTACTATTCAGGGACCTTTTTTGAGCAAAGAAGTTGTGTTAGGGGGAGTGGACATTAATGGGACCGCTATATCAGTCAATGACGATGGCATGGGCAACCTTCTACTACAAGTTCCTAATCCCGTTGTTTCAGTTCCTTTAGTTTATGATATCCCAACTATACCCCCAACCCCTCCTATTCCAGGAATGTATAATAGAAACACTCTCAATCCAGGTCTTAATTATGTTCGTACAACTACACTAGATCCTACCTTAGCACCTTATATAGGTATAGGAACTGTAGATTATGTCACGGGTTTATTTAATATTAATTTCCCTGTAGCTCCGGCAGCAGGACAAAACATGACTCTATGGGTAAGTCAGTATCAAACAGGACGGCCATATTGCCTTTTGTTCTGGAATAATGAATTTACTGTCCGACCTGTACCAAAAATTATCCATAAAGTTGAAGTTGAAACTTTTTTGACTCCTGTTCAATTTATGCTGAATACTGATTTACCTATCCTCTCTCAATGGTCTCAGTATATTGCTTTTGGTTGTGCCATGGAGATACTCAGAGATAGGCAAGATATGGATGGAGTTGAAAATCTTAGAGAGGGTTTCATGCGTCAGGAGGCACTTGTTTTAGAAAGACAGGGGATAGAAGAGATAGGACAGCCTAACTTTCAACTTTTCAACTCGACACAGGGTTATAATCTATATGGTGGATATTCTAGCGGAGGATATCCTTAATGCCAGGTTACCAACCTCTTTACATTCGAAACAACACCACGGGTCTAGTTCAAAGTAGAGAGGAATTTTTATTGCCTGAGGATGCCTACCCTTATTTGCAAAATGCTTTTGTCTGGCGGGAAAGAATAAAGAGGAAACAAGGCAATCAATATTTGGGGCAACTCCAAAGATATTTATCAGGAGTTTCATTAGGAACTATAGCCGGATCAGGAACATTTTCAGTCATCTTATCTGATTACCTTATAGCAGCGGATTCAATAACTCCTGCGGAAGTTAATGCTCAAATAGTCCCGGGAACATCTATTCTACCTTTAGCTATTATAATCGGAAGTCAGATCTTATCAGATACTTTGGGAACAGGGATATTAACAATAAGCGGGGCTGGCAATATAACAGCAGCTACATTAAGTTATTCCAGTACGATACTTACTTTAACAGTATCAGCACCCATTAGTCTTGCCTCATCTTTTACAGGGGCCTATTTCCCTGGATTACCTGTGATGGGTTTACGAACTGAAGAAACTATAAATTCGGCTTTTGATGAAACTATAGCTTTCGATACAGTCTATTCCTATGTCTATAATTCTATAACGGAACTTTATGAGGAATTTGAGCCTGGTACAACTTGGACAGGATCTAATACGCAATTTTTTTGGTCCACAAATTATTTTGTTGGAGTCGGAGACTATAAGATATTTTGGGTTACAAATAATAAAGATCCTATACGCTTTACTAATGGGCAGCCTGGGACAGGATGGTTTGACTTTTTACCTATCATAAATGCTGCGGGTGATATATTAACTAATGCTCTGGCACTCCTTCCCTTTAGAGGCCGTTTAGTAGCTTTTAATACGACAGAAAGCGGAGTCGATGGAGGTATACGCACCAATAGAATACGTTGGTCGGCTATCGGAACTCCTTTTACTATGCAATATGGAAATACAGGACCTGGATTTAATAATGTTATTTTTCTTAGTAATCCTAAAGCATGGTTAGATGATGTGCGAGGACAAGGGGGTTTTCTTGATATTCCCACCTCGGAAGATATAACAGCTGTGGGCTTTGTTAGGGACAATGTTGTTATCTATTGCGAACGTTCCACGTGGCAACTTAGATATACCGGTCGTAGTATAGCACCCTTTCAAATCGAAAGAGTTAATAGTGAATTAGGAGCACAAAGTTTATTTAGTGCAGTTCAATTCGATACAAGCCTTGTTGGGATAGGAGACAAAGGCGTTGTAGAATGTGATAGTTATAAATCAGAAAGAATAGATATAAAAATACCTGATTTTGTTTTTACTTTTAGCAATGCCGATGCTAGCCCTACAAACATTGTGACTGCTAGAGTTCATGGTATTAGAGATTTTGTCAGTCGATTAGCTTATTGGACTTATCTCGATAATTCTAGCGATAACGACAATACATTTCCTGATAAACGGTTGGTTTATAACTATGATAATGATTCATGGGCTATCTTTGATGATACATTTACTTGTTTTGGAACATTTCAACTCACTGCCGATAGAACATGGATTAATACAAATTTGACATGGCAACAATGCAATTTTGATTGGTTAGCTCTTCCTGAAGGGGATCCGTGTATTGTTGCAGGAAATCAACAAGGATTTGTTCAGATCGTTGCTAATCAACTTAACGGTGCAACAGTTAATCAACAGAGTCTTTATATTAAAAATATAACCGCTAATGTTACAACGCCAACATCTGTTAATAGTCCTAATCATAATTTATTGTCGGATACTATTATTGAAATATCAGGAATACTACCAGGCACATCCTTTGCTAATCTTAACACGGGGATTAATCCTAATACAGGATTGCCATTTAACCGTAATAATGGCGTTTTCTCAATTATTGTTGTGGATGCAAGTAATTTTCTTTTAATGATCTATAATCCTGAAACAGGTCAATTTAGTACAGAACAATTAGATCCAGTCCCTGCCACTCCTTATATTGGCCAAGGCTATATTACAATTAGAGATAATTTTGATATAGTTAGCAAAAAGTTTAACTTTGTAGAACAAGGACAGTCCATACAGATGGGATATTTAGATATTCTTATGTCATCGACTGCCGTGGGAGCTATTACGATGAATGTCTATCAAGACTATCAAAATGATGCCCCCACAAACAATTTTCCACAGAATGAAATATCTGGAAGCGATCCTCCTGCACCAGATGCATTTTTTAATACTATCATTCCTACTTATCAAAACAGTCTAAACACTATAGGTGGAGAAAAATTTTTTCAACGTGTTTTATGCCCCACTAGAGCTAACTTCTTAAGTATAGAATATACTCTATCAAACGCTCAGATGGCTGGAATAGAACAACAACAAGATGTACAAATTGATTCACAAGTATTGTGGATGAGATTAGCGGGTCGACTATCAGCCGGCTACTAAAGAGGTTTTATGACATTATATTTGAATAATATCCCTACGGGGATTGTGAAGTTAAGTTTTGATTACAAGAATCTTCAAAACAACTTTAAGCAACTTGATATAAGTTTCGGTATTAATCATGTGCCTTATTCTGTGGCTGAAAACAATGGTTTACATACTATTGTAACCATGGTTAATAATGTTGCTGTTCCCACAGGCGTTGAGGTTCCGAATGATACGGGAACACTTTATACTAGACCCTTTGCACCCGGAGAAGACATAAATCTGTGGTATACACCAGATGCTTCCGGTTATGAATTTCAGTTGACTAGGGTAACAGAGGATCCGTCTACTCTAGCCATATTTTCCACCAATACAAATTATCCTCAAACACCCCCGGTGGTCACACAGGTTGGCGGATGGACTTTTCTCCCAGGAGGATTGTTATTGCAGTATGGACAAGCTTACCCCTCCAGTTCGACAGGTCCTCAAAATTTTACCGTTAAATTTCCCCGGCCTTTTAGTGTAGGTGTTTATAATATAACGGCAACGGCACATGCTGCTTCTACTACAAGTAGTTACGTTATTTCTATAGGTATTACATCAACTACTCAATTTAGTGGATTTGCGGGGGATGGCGAGGGTCATGCTCTTAGTGGTGTGCCTTTTTTTTGGACGGCGATAGGGAGATAAATATATGACAACGTCTTTAGATAGTCAGAACTTTGACAGTTTTGTACCTGTATATGATGTCATCCCGGAAGAATGGGAAGAATCTAGACCCGTTATTGTAGAACAATTAAAGAAACTATCTAACGCTATTAATATAAGACAAATTGGCTGGTATCTAGATGTGGAGTTATTATCAGGTGGATTATTTGTACCGTCAGGTACTGATGATTATGAAACACAACCACAATATAGGGCGATTTTCAGAAAGGTGATTGTATTCGGTCCTATTGTAACGGGTTCAAATTCTATGCCTCACGGAATAGTCTTTGATGATAATTTCAGTCTAATAGATTTATGGGCATCGGCTACAGAAAACGCAACACCCCCTTTTAAAGCCGTAACATTTTCAAACAGCGATACCATAAACATGGATGATATGAATATAAATATAACATCGGATCAAGATTATAATATTTGCTACGCCTTCGTAGAATATATCCTTGAACCTTAGGAGATTAATATGAGTTTTTGGAATGGTACTGAGGGTGATTATAAAAAATTATCTACATTAACAAAAGAGCAAGAGGCCATCCAGAGCCAAGGCGTTAAAGCGGCGAATGGAGCTAATCAAGCTGCTTCAGAATACTACAGAAATAATTTAAGTAATAATCCGAAAGATTACGATGCTTTTGCAGCTCCTCAATTGAGACAATTTAATGAAGAAACTATCCCTGATTTAGCAGAACAGTTTGCCGGCATGGGCGCCGGTGGACTTTCTAGCAGCAGTTTTAGAAATGCCGCTGTTAATGCCGGAACAGATCTTCACGAAAGACTGGGGGCTATAAGAGCAGATTTACGACAGCGAAGCGCTCAAGGGCTACAAGATATACATAACCAAGCCTTGAAACCTGTTACAGAGAATATTTATGAAGCGGGGACACCGGGAGCTGCTCAAACTGTTGTGCCAGCTTTAGCAACGGCAGCAGCCACTGCGGTAGGTGGACCCATTGCAGGTGCAGCAGTCAATTACGGGACTAATGCTTTAATGAACTCGAACAGAAAGACAAATTCTTTTGGCGCGGATAAAATAGGAAGAAATTCCAGTCCTTACGGCAATCAACCCCAACAAAATTTCCAGTTGCCTAACTTTAATTCCAACTTGAGGCGATAAGATGGTACAGATAATAAATGATCCCTATAGAAAAGGTAACAGGTCGGCTAATCTAGGTAATGCCATCGGACAAAGTTTGGCGGATGCCATACCCAAAGAAGTTGAAAGATATAGGCTATCAGCCGGTTTACAAAATCTATCTAAAGAAGGAGGAAATCTATCCCCCGAAGAATATTTAGCTAAAGCTTTTGGTATTCCTGGGATTACCCCTGAGATGGCTAGACAAATAGGAGAATTTGCAAGACAGAAATCAAAAGGGAATGCTTTAAAAGACCTTCAAGGTCAAAAAAATCAACCTAAGCCCTCTCCATTTCCTCAACCACAACCTAATGAAACAGGGGAGCCACAAAAAGGAAAAGCACCTTCTATAACAAAAGAAGAACCTTTTGCAAAATTTCAAGAGGGATATATTCCCCCTACAAAAGATCAAGAATTAGCTGATGCAGGTAAGAGATATAATGATAATCCAGCATTATTTAATAATGATCCACAACAAGCTATTGATTATGTAGCGGCTCAAACACAAAGAGATAAAGAAATAGCTGAATCATTTAAAGAAAAACATAAAGATTTAACAAGTATTCAAGATAATGTAGTTAAAAGATTACAAGAGCATTCTGATAAATTAGGCGTTCAAATTCCTGCTAATGTTTATAGCAAAATAGAAGACAAGGCAATTCAAGCAACAAAACCTAAAAAAGATCATGGACAAGGTTTAACAGAGCAAGAGGCTATAAAAGAATTTGGAGAAGAATTAGACAAAATATCTAGAGATTATAAAAGTGCTGAAACAATTGGAACGGCTAAAGTTTTTACAAAATCAGCACAAGGAAATAAGGACGCTATTAGATCATTAAGAGAAAAATTTAAAAAAAATGATGACTTAGAAAATTTTAGAGATTTATTGCGTGCAAAGAATGGTCTTTCAGCTAGTAAAGCATCATATATGACGTATCCAGTTTCAGAAAATAAAACTTTAAATAATACACTAGAAAAATTGCCTATTTTAGAAAAAAAAGTAAATTTCAAAAAAGGATTTCCTGAAATGGAAGTGCCTAAAGAATATTTAGAACAAAAAACACTTGAAGCTTCAAATGAAATATTGAAATCGTTTGATAAAAATACAAGTCCTTTAGCTGTCTCAGAAGAATTAAAGTCTAGGGGATATGATCCTAATATTTTTATGCGAGAAATAGATAAAAAAAGAAGTGAATTGAAATTAGCAGAATGGCAAGGAAGAGAATTAGACATCCCAAGAGATTTTACAAACACAATAAATGATTTATGGATGTTCTATTTTTCGGGTTTAGACAAATTAGTTGAGGAATAACATGCAACCTTATCAAGAAGCGTCGGAAGCTAGTATAAGACAATCAAAATTACCTGGAGACATTTTAAAAAAAGGTGTAAACACAGCTTTAGGAGTTGCAGGAGGAAGCGCAGTTTTAAATAAAATAAGCCCTTTCTTAAATAAATTTATTCCTGCGGAAATAGCTTTAAAAGGTATAGGAAAAATAGATAAAAGAGCTGGAAAATTTATTGAAGGATCCTTAAAGCAAGGAAATTCCGAAGAGGAAGTATTAAACTTTATTAAAGAAAAAATATCTTCAAATCCAAAACTTTCACCATCCGGTTTTCCTATTCCTGAAAAAGGAGAACAACAACCTAAAGAACAACAACAAAATGCGCAGGATAATCGAAATGTCATAGAACAATATTCGCCCGAATTAAATGAATATATAAATCAATTAATACAGAAAGGCGAAAATCCATTGCAAGCGGGAGCTAGAGCCCGTTTAGATAAAAGATTCAAAAAGGTCATAAAACAAATGGAAAAAGATCATAAGTCTAATTGGTCATCCATAGTGCAAACGGTATTTGGAGATGGTCAACAAGATCAATCTAATCAAAGACAACAACAACAACAGCCTCAGCAACCACAACAGCCTCAGCAACCACAGCAACTACAGGGACAAGAACAAGGCCAGCAAGGTGGTCCAGGTCAACAAGCATTGCAACAATTTATGAATGATGCTAGAAAAATGTTAGGTTCTTAAAGTGAATGATGTTAGGCAACTTGAGCAACTTCTTCGGTTATTTCTCCAAACTATAGACGAAGTACAATCTTCAGGTGAGGAATTATCAGATGAATTTCAAGGTCAATTAGCTGAATTTCTAGATTTATTAATTAACCGAATAGCTAAATTAAAAGAAGAAGAAAGAATTACTGTAGGAACACCTATAGATCCTGCTCCCCATCCTTCCAGCCAAATCAATGCTTTTGCCTACGATCCCAAGACACAACAGCTAAGAGTTAAGTTTCAGGATAAATACCCTGGACAGAATGGCCCACAATATCAATACGAAGGTGTACCCCCGTTTATATTTGATGTGTTTCGGCGTGGGGCCGTTGCCCCGAAAACATCCGGAAGTAATGCATGGCATCGTTGGAAAAAGGGGGTTACCCCAAGTCTAGGCGCTGCCATGAATTCGCTTATAAAAGCCGGCGGATATCAATACCAACGTTTAGCATAATCTTCTGTTTTTTTATTTTCATTATGTTTGTTTAATTTATTTCTCAAACTTATATCTCCGCAAATGAAACCGAATAAAAATGTTAATGATATGTATAAAACTATATCTATAATTGTCATAAAATATCCTTGTTATTTTTTTTGTTCCTTCAAAAGATCGATAAACATTTCATATAATCTATCAGTTCTTGCAGTTTGAGCTTTCATATCTTCTTTGATGTCTCTATGTATGTAATAGGCTCCTACTATTATAGTAGCTATTATAGATAAAGTCTGAATCCAATCCATATATTTCCTCCTTGTTATTTTTTTTCATGATTATTGCCTCTCCGACCCACATAATGCGCAATACCGTATTCTATTATCATTTTCATAACCACATGATTTTTTCGGACATTTCCATTTTCCGGGTCTTACTTCCGCATGGACTTCTAGAGATTCATAACAATGGGGACATGTAAAATTTTCATTTGCAGATAGTCCCGCACATGCAATAAGTCCCAAAACAAAAATAAACTTCAACATAATCTTTGAGTCGTTTTTGTTTTTTTTGTCATACTTTTCAGTCTTTTTTAGTATGTTTATCTCTTTAGTAAGCCAATTTTTGTCATAATTCATATTATTCTCCTTTTTTTCGTTTTTCTTCGGAATCAAGAAATGATTTGACACACAAGTCGCACAATATTCCGTGAAAATCTTTTATTTCTTCCTGAATGGCTTTTATAGATAAATCTAACTTATTATCCATGTGTCTCCAGTCATTTCTTGATTCAGATCTAAGCCATAAAATTAAACCCGCGTTAGCTAAAAATAAACTCAAAACTTGCAACCATTCCATACAGTCTCCTTTTGCTAGCAATTTAGCATATTTAGATTAATATTTCAAGTCCTAAACTTTTATTTAAATTTCGTGCATATAATCCTTGTAAATATTAAATTTTAATTTACCAAGGAGTTATCATGCCTAGTCCGTTTGGATCTTATCCTTTTGATGCCAATGGCATCGATCTTTTTGTACATCCGCCAATGCTGGCACCTAATAATAGGCCTCCAACAGCACGTGACGTTTTTAATCCAGGAACTCAGTGGCTGGATCAGAGTGTTAATCCTCCTGTTATCTGGGAAACCGTAGGTGCAGGTATTTGGGCTTTGGGGGGCGTTCCAGCTGCTTCAACTTTAATCGCTGGCGTCGTAACATTGACAGATAATAATGAGCCTGTAGCGACTAAAAATTATGTCGATGCTGCTATTTCAAGCGTAATTGTTGGAGCTGGATCGGCTGCTACAACAGGACTACAGGGATATGTTTTCTTAGCGAATAATGTACAAGCAGCAGCTGGATTATTAACAAATAACTACGCTATAAACCCTTCTTCCTTAGCTTATGCTCTTGCTAATGGTGTATTTCCTGCTTCTTTTGGGGCTACAACTATTTTGGGAACTACATCTATAAATACCTCTTCAACGGGAACCACAACGATAGGCGGAGGATCTGGAGCTATCACATTAACCGTAGGTACTGGAAACCTGGCTATTAATGGAGCCGGAAACACTATTAATATAGCTACAGATGCTTACGCTAGCCCGGTCAATATTGGCACAGGAAGTGGAACTGGATTGGTGTCTATTGGCAATTCAACGGGTGGCATAGCATTAACAGGTCTAACAACTAATACGGGTGCTTTTACCGTTACGGCTGGAACTACAACACTATCGACCTTAACGCAAATTGGCGTAGCCCATATTAACGACACCGCGGGTACAGCTGCAACAGTCATCGGAAATGCTAGCAATACGGGAGCTATCACAATTGCAGTTGGATCAGGAAACTTTTCCCTTGTTGGAAATGCCAACACTGTTAATTTAGCCAACGATTCTAACGCTAATACTATAAATCTAGGTTCGACATCAGCTACAGCATTGAATCTATTTTCTGGAACAAACTTAACAATAGCCGGAGCCGTAGGAAATATAATTCTAATCGGTGCTACAGCTCAGACAGGAACTATAACTATTGGATCATCATCCGGAATAAGTACAGTGGCCATAGCAGCCGGATCAGGTACTAATACTGTATCGATTGCTAATGCAGCTTCAAACTCAAATACTAATGTCGTTAACGTTTTATCAGGTGCAACTCCTGGAGCTGCACAGACATTAAATATTATGACAGGTGTTACAAGTGCTTCCGTTGCTCAAACAATTAACCTTATGACGGGTAACGTAGCTACAGGCACCTCGGTATTTAATTTAGGAACCGGATCCCAACCTATTGCTATTAACATCGGGGGTACAGGAGCAGGGGTTAAAACAGTCGCTATAGCTAATGGAGTATCAGGAAATCAAGTTACTATCGGTAATGGCGCTAATTCTACCTCACAAACTATATCTCTTGCTTCAGGAACATCAGCGTCCGCAGCAAGTACCATTAATCTGCTAAATGGTGCAACGCCTGGAGCTAGTCAAACTCTTGCCGTTATGTCAGGGGTAGCCTCAGCAGGAACGCAATCAGTACAAATACTTGCAGGTGCTAATACTACAGGCTCTCAAAACTTCCAAGTATTCAACGGGGTTATTGCAGGCGCAACCGATTCAATTGCTTTGTTTAATGGCGCAATTGCTTCAGGTACATGCACATTTAATCTATTTAATGGAAACGCCACTGGTGGAACACTTGTCGCAAATATCTTTGGTTCTGTGGCAGCCACAACGGCCGGAACCATAAATTTAGGCACAGGGGCAGCTGCGCATATTGTCAATGTCGGTTCGGCCACCTCTGGTTTGATAACGATAGCATCAGGAGCCGGACTTGCTTTAAGCGTAGTAGCTGGACAAGCCTTCTCAATAACTGGAGGTACAAACTCAACTATAGCTATCGGAACTAGTGTCACAATAGGGTCGGTGACAATAGGAGGAAGCCTTACAACTGGCTTTGTAACCATTGGGAATGCCACAACTAGCGTTGCCGTGAATTTAAAATCAGGCACTGGAGGGGTAAATGTCACAGGAAACTTAAACTTTGTCACTTCTGGGAATAAGATTTTAAGCGCTAACGTAGGATCAACAACTAGCGCAGGAGCCAATAGTTTTGGTACTGTGACTTTGGTTGGCGGTACTGCAACAGTTTCCACAACAGCAATCACATCTAATTCAATAGTGTTCTTAACCCGTACAAGTGTGGGCTCAACAGGAGCAGCAGCTTTAGGCATATTAAGCGTTGGCACTATTGTTAACGGAACTTCATTTGTAATAAATTCGTGGCTAACAACAAATGCCACTTCATTATCAACCACAGACGTATCAGTCATTGGCTATATGATCGTCAACTAAACTGAAGGAAAATAATCATGTTGAAAAATCTATCTCAATTAGAACATGTCGTAGAAAACAGAGTGTGCCGTTTTGTATGTGATAACGACGCTCCTATCCACGTTATCAAAGAGTGCCTTTTTCAATTCCAAAGGTACATTGGGCAAGTTGAAGACTATGCCAAAGCTCAAGTCGAACAACAAAAATCACAAAATAAAGTTGAACCTATTTCAGAGGTAAATGATGTCAAATCCTGAGTTAGACAGTTTCCAGGCTATTTTAGCCGTTAGCTTTGATTTAACTACCCTTACGGGAACCTTCGAGCCTTTAAACGGGCCCGGGGGTTTTTCCGATAATATAAAGATGTTGAAAATTTATAACGGATCAGATGTTGGAGTGGATATTAGCTATGATGGCGTCAATAAGCATGATTTTTGGCCCGCTGGAGCTACAATAATCTTTGATTTTCAGACAAATCACAACGACAATCCTCCTTATGGCTCTGGCACACTTTATGGGCGTGCAGGACAAATCATTTGGGGGAGAACATCAACAACATCAACATTGCTTCAAATCGCCGGATATAGGTAAATATGAGTCAATTTTTTGTTAATCAAAATGTAAGCGGTGGTGATGTCACGTCTATAACAGGTAATACAGGAACGCCAGCCACGGGGGCAGTTACTTTAGAGACTGAGAATGCCACCCCGCAGTTTATGAGTGCTGGAAGCGCAGTTGTATTAAATTTTGGAATACTTAATTTAGTCCTCGGCTCTTCTTTGCCAGCCTTAACCACGGGTTCAGGAAATTCGGGTTACGGTGATGGTGTTCTGAATAGCCTAACTAGCGGAAATGATAATGTAGCTGTAGGTTTAGATGCTCTTCAATCAGCTACTAGCGCATCCGACAATATAGCTATAGGCTATCTTTCACTTGGATTCTTGTTATCAGGAAACACAAATATAGCTATAGGTTTTGAGAGTTTAAGTACTTTGACGACCGGAAGTGAAAATATTTGCATAGGTGCAAACACAAATTACACAATAGAAAATAATAATATTATTATTGGAAGTGGTAATAATGCAACTGTAGGAGATAATGCCGTCATAAGAATAGGCAATAGAACATTAATAACAAAATGTTTTATTGCAGGAATTCAAGGTGTCACGGTAACATCGCCGGTGGGTTTAGTCAATATTAACGCTTTAGGTCAAATTGGTACGATAGCGGCATCAGGGTTTATTCAGACAATAAACTCCATCGGGCCTGATGGAACTGGGAATTTTACACTTTCTGGCACTGCTAATCAGGTCGCAGTCACCGGAGGCACTAACTCTGATACTATCTCGTTAATCGGCCCATATACACCTACTACCTACGCAATAAACGGAATACTGTATGGAAATACAACATCATCAATACAAGCTACTGCTGCGGTAAATAATGGCGTTTTAATCACTAGCAATACTGGCGTTCCGTCTCTTCTCGCAAATTCTGCAACGCCTGGATATGTTCTGACGGCAAATAGCGGTGCGTCACCATCATGGCAAGCAGCCTCTGGAAGCACAGCGATAGAAACAATAAACGGAGACACAGGATCAGTTTCAGGAACCACGGTTAAAATCTCTGGAGGAACCACAGGACTAACAACTTCGGGCTCTGCTACAACCTTGGATTTAGTTGGCATCCTTGCACTGGCCAGTGGAGGAACTAATGCGAACTTAACGGCATCGAACGGAGGTATTTTATACTCGACAGCATCGGCAGCAGCGATATTAGCAGGCACAGCCACAGCAAACCAAGTACTTCTTTCGGGAGCTAATACTGCGCCATCATGGGGATCTATAGCCACGGCAGGAGGTATCACGACCATAAAAGGGAATGACGGCACTTCGGAGACGCCAAGCTCTGGAATATTCAACATTGTCACGGCAGGCGCAACCGTTCAATTTTTAGGAACATCAGCCACTGAGACTTTGAATTTTGCTATTTCGAATTTAATTCTAGGCACTAACCCCCCTTCCATTTCATCAGCATCTAACACAGCGGGATTTGGTACGAATTGCCTTCTGGCGCTAACGACAGGAGCACAGAACTGCGCTTTCGGTTATCATAGCCTACATGGCACTCTAACAGGTGGATTCAATTCTGCTTTCGGATCACAAAGCCTTTTAGTTTGTACTACCGCACAGAATTGCGCTTTTGGGTATCTGGCCGGAGGGACAGTAACCACCGCTACATCCTGCGTTTTTGTAGGATACGAAAGCGGAAATGGTCCTTTAACTGGCGTTGGAAACACTTTTATCGGAGCCTCAACAGGCACAAGCTATACAGGATCGGAAGCTAACAATATTCTTATCGGTAATGGCGTCACAGGGACAATTAGTGAAAATAATGTAACTCGCTTAGGCAATAGCTCTACGGCCGCTTGCTACATAACGGGCATCGACGGAGTTAATGTCGGTTCCGTGGCTAAAGTTGTCACAGAAGCCTCGAATCAGTTAGGTACAGCTACCCTAACAGCAGGTACAGGCATCACTATAACCCCCACAGCTAACACAATAACAATTTCGGCTAGTTCTTCAGGGTTTACCTGGAATAATACCACCGGCACCTCGGCAACCCTTGTAGCGGAAAATGGTTATTTTGCTAATAATGCTGGATTGGTTACTTATACTCTTCCTTCGATAATCACCTCAAATACTGGAGATACTATCATCATAATTGGACTAGGAGGAGGAGGATGGAAGATAGCCCAACTAGCATTAGAGCAAATTATTGTCGGATCAGCTTCAAGTACTGTTGGTATTACGGGTTCTGTAGCGTCTACAAATCAATATGACACCATAACATTAGTATACAGTCCAACATCTGGTTTATGGCGTGCTCAGTCATGGGTTGGAAATTTGACTGTAACTTAAAAATAAGGAAAAAGCATGCCAACAATAATAAATCCATCTAATCAGACTATTACGCAATATGATGTTCAAGTAGGAGCTGCAAATAATCTTTTAGCATCTGTAGGGCCTGGAAGTGTTGGACAAATTCTTTTGTCAGGTGGTAATGCAGCCAATCCGTCATATGTTACTCCAACATCTTCAGGAAGTACTTTAACCGTGACATCAAATAGCACCACTCTAAACTATGATATAGCTGCCCCCGTTTCTGTCGCTAATGGTGGTACGGGAGATGAATCTTTTACGGCCTATAGTGTTATAACAGGTGGAACTACATCTACAGGGGCTTTGCAAAACGTTTCCGGAGTTGGTAGTTCAGGACAGGTTCTTACCAGTAATGGAGCAGGCTCATTACCTACTTGGCAAGCAGCTGGCGGAGGAGGAGGCTTAACATCTGTTACGGTAACTTTAACTAGCGCACAAATTAAAGCTTTAAACGTAACACCCATCCAATTGGTTGCCGCACCCGGAGCAGGTAATGTGGTAGTTGTAGTTGCAGGTATTTGTAAATTCACTTATGGAGGATCTAATGCATTCACGGGAAGTTCAGGATCTATAAATCTTTATTGGGGAACTTCTACATCTTCTATTAATAATATAATACCAAATTCAATTATGACAGGAACATCAACACTTGCGCTTACTACTGGATCAAGCAATATAGGCGTAGCCGGGACAGCGTTAACAAATATAGAAAATATGGCCCTTAATGCTTTTAATAATAATAGTGCATTCTCGGGAAATGCTGCAAACAATAATACTGTTACGATAAATATCGTATACTATATCGCTACCATATAAAAAAATGCCCTTATCAGATTAAACTAATAAGGGCGGAGCTAAGTGAATCGTTTAATTTCACTTGAATCAATGCTATCCTAATTACAGAAATATTGCAAAACAAAAATAAAAACGCCCTAACATTGGGGTGAGGTATATCAGGGCGAACATGCATGATGAGAGTATGAATTTAGATTTCACCATTTCTTTTGTCTTTGTCTTTCAATTTGTCTATCTAGCATATATTTTTTAGGATCTTTTACGTATTTGTAATAATGCTTGTTTAGCCATTCACAGGCTTCACCTTCTGTCGCAAAAGATATTGAATATCTCATATTTTTTGACTGCACGCGGACCTGAAAGCGTTCTTTTCCGCTCTTATATATTCTCCGCCAGATATTAGATTTATTTAAAAAAATCTTCGTCAGTTGCATCATTTGATGATTTCGCGTTTTTTTCGTGTTGGCATGTTTGGATGATATTCAAAATAACGTAGCTGATAAACAAAATAAAAACAAGAGCGCTTAACATAAAAAGAAACATTTGAAACATGTTGACCTCGTCATACGAAACATTATATAAAAATATTTCTATATAGTCAATATAAAGGGGTCGTATGCTGAAAAAAACGTGTTTTTTGAACATTATAATAGCGATATGTTCATTTTTTATTATTTTATGTTCATGTCAATCTTTGCCTGAGCTTTTTTCGTCGGTCGAAAAAATAGCTGACGACAATGCCATAAAAATAGAAGTCAGTCACGAGGCATTGCAACAAAATACCGATCTACAAATAACAGTGGATGTTAAAAACAAAGATATAAAATAGGGGTTATATGACAGATTATCTTAAAGTTGATAGTATAGATAACATGAAATTTTCAAACAGATGGCAAGATCCTAAGAAATTTGATGCTTATGGAAGATTTATGAATAAGCAAGGAAAATTTGTTTGCTATTCTTACCCGGGCACAAAATATCAAGTGCGTTTGAAGAAAGAGCGCTTTTATAGCATGGGAGAAAGATTTTGCAGGATTGTGGGAGGGGTATTTTTAAATTTATTGACACTAGGAATTTGCAATATCTCTAAAAAATGTCGGGGACTATTTACACGGCAGAAAAAGGTTTTAAGGTTTGCTGTAAAGACTATAAATAGATTGAATGAAATGGAAAGGAGAGGAATAAATGAAAAAGTCGATGGCGAAGGAAAAGAAAAAGATCAAGAAAGTTATGCACGAGATGAATGAAGGAAAATTACACAGTGGTTCTAAGGATGGTCCTAAGGTAACAAACAGAAAACAAGGAATTGCTATAGCTCTTTCTGAAGCAAAAAAAGGAAAGAAATAGATGGATAAGTCCTATAAAAAATTGATTAAGAAAGAAAAATCTTTAGAAAAAGACACTAAGAAAGTATTATCGAAGGATAAAGCCCGTGATAAAACTTTTGACAAAGAAAAGAAAATGGTCGCTAAGGCAAATAAAATGAAGAAAAGTAAATGCTAAAAGAATCTCCTAAAAAGATCTATTTAGAAAATAGAAAATGTTTTATTTGCGGTAACGATTTTTCGTGTCGCATTCAAAATGCGACACAAACCTGTTCCAAAGAGTGCAGGTATAAGAAACAAGCTTATACCTCTAGAGTTTTTCAGTGTTAGCAATCCTTTTTAAACGATTCTAACCATTCCTTTAGTTGTTCTTTTACTTCTTGATTGATAATTAAATCTTCGAATTGATCTTCGTATAATTCTTTATATTTTTCGCAGAATTCTTCGTTGGAAATTTCTCCATATACGTTTTTTAAAACTATAAAATGAGTCATACAGCGGATATACACTTTAGGGAGATCGTCAAATAACTCAATAAATGGCACTTTAGAATGTTTCATAAGGTGTAAAATAATGTTTATAGGCATAGTTATGGCACTAACTACAGCAACCCTTGCATTTTTTTTCATGTATTTTTCGAACAGACGAATGAAATCTTCATTAATTTCATACATCTGTTTTGCACATTCATCATGCAATTCTTTAAGTTCGTCTAATTTCATTGTTTAATCTCCGTAATCTTTATCAATCTCAATATCTTTACATAAACAATCAGAAATTTCTTCGAAACACTCTTCACAAAAAAAATTAGAAATATTATTTATTAACCATTCACGAACATCAGGAGATTGTTTAGATAGAAAAGAAATGAATTCTTCACGTATTAATTCTGATTCAAATCTACTTTTCATTTAGGCTCCGTTAAATTTAACATACAGTTGTAAAACTCTTTTTCCACTAAATAAATCCAACCCATTCACATTCCACTCCTTTTATATAGCGCCCTGCTGGATTCGAACCAACATCTATAACGATCAAGTTATTATTTTTCAGGACATCATATACGCGCGCTATACAATGTTTCTCCTGCTCCTTTTTAAACTAAGGCCGCAAAATTATTTAGGCTCCGTTAAATTTAACATACAGTTGTAAAACTCTTTTTCCATCGTTAATAGATTTGATATATATACATCATCCCGAAGAACAGGCACGATTATACCTTCATTACCATCATAGCTAAAATAATCACAGCTATCTACACCGCAGACATATATTTGATGCTGCACTTGAGGTATATAATATTCGGGAATTTGACCGTTTTTAGCTAGTTCATGATTTTTCTTCGAAGTGCATTTTATTTCAACGAGTGTTTTTCCGTCTAGAGATATTCCATCTAACGACGCAAAACACCATGAATAGTCTTCGCTTACTTTGATGGCATCAACAACATCAATCCCCGTCATTTTTTCATAACATCGACGTGCCGGACCTTCGAGCATCATACCCCGACGCATGCTAGAATTGACGGGCTGAGGCTCAATCAATCCAAGCTTTTCAGCCCATAGCTCTTGCTTCGTTCTCCATGGCGATAGACCCGCTATTATCACGCTGTCGCTTGCCCCAATTTTATTCAAGCGCCATTTTTTCCAGCAGTCACTTCCCTGAATCATATGTGGGATCATTTTTTGCCATCCTTTTCCTGTTTCGATTTTGCGTCATATTTCGTTGGACAATTGTTTGATACAATCTCATCTAGATCAATCCATTCATGACCCTCAATATCATGAGAGTTCTCATCAATTTCTGCCATTAATTCAGAAAAATCATTGTACAAGCTATAAAACAAGCTCATATTAAAATTATTTGTTTCTATCATTATTCAACCTCAACTTTCTTACAATCTCTACATTTAGTCGTTAAAATATAGTTATAAACGTCCCAGATACTAGCGCTTGTTACTAAAGCCACAGCAATCATATCGGGGTTTAACTGCCAATGAGTTTTACACTCGTGACAATATATCACGAGTTCACATGTTCCTTTATCATCCATCATTAAACCTAAAAAGTTTATTTTTTTTTGTTTTCCATGGATGTCACCCTTTCTTTTAATTTCTTTATTTCATCCCATAGCTGTTCAAGATGCCGTGTATGATCTCCTTTTATTTTAGTTAATTTGTCATACGGCATTGGAATTTCTTTCCAATCATAGCGCTTCCTTGCTGTAGCTGTATCATTTTTCCCCTCCTGGAGGTTTTGGCAGTGGCATCCAATAACTCGGTTTAACTTCATATGCTATTTCTCCTTTAGAACATTCATGCCAATCACCCATTCTAAAATTAAAAATGTACACCTCTCCATTTTCATACCCTAAAAATGCTAAACCGTTTTTAGGGGGTTCTTTATCTTCAATAGAAATCCATTCCATCATTCAACCTCTTTTATATTCATATTCATTTCGGCTTCTGCTAGCTGTTTTTGATATTCCTCTGATTTCAAAAGTAATGGTTTCTTCATCTTCTCATATTGATCATGTGGAATATCATCAAAAATGATCGTGTTATACTTTTTCTGTATAAAATCATTCAACGTTTTTTGGTATTCGGGAGAACATTGATTGAAAAGTGTAACCAGCTCAATGACTTGTGATGTAGATAAGCGTTCAATGTCAAGCGGCTTTACATTGATGGTTGTTTCAGCCTGATGCATTTCTTCTTCTGCATATGTTCCACTCATTTCAGCCGGAAAAGCTTTGCGAAGACAAAGACATTCAGCACATTTAGCAAGCATAAGGTGCGGCATTTTTTTCCAAAAATTATTTTTACCGTCATACTCTGCCATAATAGCTGAACAGGCCACTTCATGCCAGGAGCCATCTTTAGTCTGCTTTTGAACATATGAGGTCGCTGAAAACAACTGACCGTTTTTGTCATAAGCGTAAGTGGGTTCGCGTCCCGGTGCATATCTACCCGTGCGCTCCGCAATAATTCTATAGCCATCGACGGATGTTTGTATGACTCTTTGTCCACCGCGTGGAACAGAATATATTTGTTTTGCAAAAGGGTCCAACCCTGTTCTTTGGCAAGCCATTAAGAAAAATTTAAGCTCTTCATCTGTACTTCCTTTACAAATAGTATTTTTCAATAATTGAACCTGCGCTTCATCAAAATGAAGCGTGGCAGGTTGTTGTAAACTCTCTACTTTTACTAATGCTGACATAGTGTTTTCCTAGTGTTAGATATTTTATTTATTCCATTTTTTTGTTAGATATTCATAACTTTCTTTATCGCACATACTAGCAATCAAAGCATCTCCAACCATTCTTCTGATTATATGTTCTCTAGAGCACTCTTTAAATTGTTCGTAAAGACATTTATATGATTTATCTATATCTTCTTGCAATTTTTTATATTTATCAATCATACAATCCTCCTGATCCTATCGTCTAGATCTTGTTCTTTCAAATCTAGAAGGAGCTCGTCCAACTCCAGTGCATCACATTTAGCATGCGCAATAAACATTTCCATCATTTTTATTTTGTCTTGCAACATAAATAACTTGTCTTGTATCGTTCGAATTGTGAAAACATTCATCCCGTTTTCTCCTTTAAAAGTTTTTAGGTTTTGGGCCCCAACTCCATTGGGGCCTTTTTTTTTACTCGGCGTACATTGTCGCTTGATCGTATTGATATTCTTGATATTTTTTTTTAAATATCTCATCATCATCTAAAAGAGCTGCTAGCTCTAAGTCACAAAGCTGACATTTATCAGCTACTATAGATCCGCATCCCTCAACATCAAAATGTGTGTGTGCTATGCAATGACCTAGCAACCACGCAAGGTGATCTGGAATATTTTCCGAAACATTCGTTTTTATTTTTTCTATCGCAAGCTCTTTGTAGTACTCCTGCAATTCGTAGTGGGATAGTGTTTCCCGTGTGTTAAACATATTTCTCCTTTTTGTGTTTGACTCCATTTTTGCTTTATGATATAACTATATCATATCGAGATTTTTTCTCGCAACAAAAATAATAAAAAAGATCAAAAAATTTATCTTGGAACATAAAAAATATGAAACTCAAAGAATATCTAGACGCTCAAGGATTACGCTACGATAGGTTTGCTGAGAAATTGGGTGTAACAAAAACAACAATGTATAATTGTATACTTAGAGAAGGATATGACCCTAAAGCCTCTTTTATCGATCTTGTGGAAAAATTAACGAAAAAACAAGTGACATATAAAGACTGGATTTCGTCAGTGAAGAAAGTGCGGTTAGAGGCACTGGACAAAGAAAAGATTGATTGAAATTATTTTTTAATTGATTATGTAAGTTTTTAGACGAGACGCGAGGACACTACCCCCGCGCTCAATTTTATATCTAACACGGCTCCCACTCTAGCAAAATGGGACATCAAAAGTCAAATAAATGTTAAAACATAAAGAAAAAATCAAGACGGAGATTCCCATCGAATACATCAAGATAGTCGTCAAGAACTGCCCTACAGCTTTATGCACGTATATGCGACTTTGGGAAATTAAAAGTTTTGATCATAAAATATTACTGGAGAAAAAAGATATCGCGTCGTTGATATATGATGATAGAAGCCACACAAAATCAGCATGCAGAAGCAAATTTAAAAACCATTTGCTTTTTTTATGCGATACGATGCTGCTGTCTTTTTGCGCAGATCTCCACTTTTTTAATATCGAGCTTGTGGGGTGGGATGGATAATCTATATACGTTACAAAAAGCCTACATTTGCGCAAAATGTTTGGAAGATCTGAGAGATGTTAGCGAAATGCATATGAAAGAATATGCACTAACTTGTCAATATCATTCAGCATCTTCGATCCGAAAAGTTTACACTGATTTTTATCTTCAAGACATTATAAAATATCTCGAAGAAAAACGCTATGTCATATCGACAGAAACACAAAAATACACATATATAAAACCTCTAGGCCATAAAAAATTGGAGGCATACAAGAATGTATATTGTATTAAAAAGGAACATGACATGACATGACATGAAATAAAAAAACCCTAGCTGGTGCTAGGGTTCTTTGTTTACATACAGGTAATATGTACCTGTAATTCTACGAAGTTTCCAAATTAAAATCAAATAAAAGAAATTTATATACAGGAAAAATATGTCTGAAGAATATCAAATTAACGATTCAAGTTGCGAACGAAGATATTTTGCATCTATCCCTAACATCATATATGACATGGGTTTAACGACTGATCAAATAGCCGTTTATGGTTGTTTAAAAAGAATAGCTGGGGATCATGGAAAATCTTTTATATCCAATGTTAAACTTTCTGAAAAATTAGGAATTTCTAGGCCCACTCTCATAAAAATTAAGGAATCTTTAGAAAAACCGTTCGATTTTTTGGGCGGAAAGTCATTAATAACCATCCAAAAAAGATCATCTATAGAAAAAGGGGATCAAACCGATATAGTTACTATTGTTGATATTTGGGATGAAAATGTTAATCATGTAGCAACTTTAAAAAACAAAATACCGTGTAAAGGAGATTTACACCCCCCTGTAAAAGAAATTGACACCCCCTGTAAAGCAGCTTTACACAAAGAAGAACCTATTAAGAAAAACCTATCTAAGAAAAACATCATCATCCCAAACCCGTCTCCCCCTGTATTTGATGCGCCTACGGCCGATGATGATTTATCTTTTTCAGATAAAGACAAAGAAGACCTAAACAATTTCACCCCCGAACAAATAGCCGAAGCCAAGAAGCGGACTAAAGAAAATTGCAATAGCCCTAATCCCAAGACTCGAGTTAAATATTTTTTCACAACTTTATCCCGGCTTCCCAAGCCTAAACCCCCCAAACTATCAGTGTATGACGAACTTAAACAATATTTTTGCAACGGAAAAGAATATAAAGGCGCGGAATGTTTTCTAAATTCTGAGGGTATCGCTTTTCAGAGAGGAAATTTTCTTCAAGATCAAATGAAAATAGATAAATTTTGGTCGTGGCCACGATTTGGTGATATGTGCCTTAGATTTAGTATCCCATTCAAAAGAGCATCATCATGAACGATCATTGGCAAAACTTAACTTATTGCAAAAATTGGATGAATATTCCAAGAAAAAAGCCGAAATACGTCAAATATCAATTGTGTGCGGATACGAGAAGGGCTGAAAACAAGCTTTTTCTTTTCTCCCTGCAAGCTCCAATGAATTACCCCTATCCTACCCAAGCTATCTACATTTCTCTTGATCTAGGGCCTTCTGTGTTCGTCAAGGAATTTAATGCTATTTGGGTGGAATATTGCAACCTAGGTTTTTCTTTAGATGAAAAATTGAAATATGAAAAATTGAAAGAAGAAGTAAGAAAAATTGCTTGAAAAAATACATTGAAAAAAACAGGAGACTCTAAATGTCACGATGCCCACATTGCAAAAAACTCACTCACTCAGAGCACTTAAAAGGATAAAAAATGATAAGATCTTTCATTTTCCGCTGCATCATGTACATATTAGTTAAACTCAAAATTGCTGACGAAATTTATCTCAGAACGTTAAACGGAAGTGTAAACAATCAAAAATGCTACACAGATAAAAAAAACAGGCTTTTTAAATGACATTACTACTTTCAACCACAATTGACCCTCTAAAACTCATAAATTTTGCCAACATGAATCCACAATATTGTCATAAAAAACAAGCCATCTGGGCCATGAAACAAGATCTTAAAGAAAATCTTATGTATCAGTGGTATCACAAAAACAGGATGGCTTTAAAACTTATAAAATTGCCCGTAATCGTTGAAATAATAAGAATCTCCCCTAGAAAGCAGGATTACGACAACTACGTCTACAATTGCAAATGTATTAGAGACTATATAGCCGACTGCTTGATACCCGGCAAAGCTGCTGGTCAAGCTGATAATGATAGCCGGATCGAATGGATATATAGACAGCAAAAAGGCGAAACTAAACAATATGCGTTAAATATATTATTATGGCAAAACTAAACGCAAAAGGTAAAGATATGTATAGAGAAATCATAGAAATATTATGTAATAACTGCAAATGTACTCGATTTAGAGTCATCAAACCCGCCTTCCCCTTAAAATCTACTGACATATATTATACGTGTTCCGATTGTTTGCACAAAAAAAATAAAAATAGCCCTACAAAAGCTATCTTCTATGCAAAAAACAAAAAATTATTAGATTCCCAAGAAAAAAACCGGGCCTGATTTATGTAACGCGATGTCACGAAAAAGCGATAAGTGGTTACAATTTGGCTACTTTCCCCGGGAAAGACCTCTTTGTTTTGGACTATTTTATGTAACGCGATGTAATTGTATTCACGAAAATTCTTTTTTCCCCTCTGCATAAATCTCACACCACTCATCTATAAATTTCTCCACATCCTCACCATCCTCTTCTTGTGCAAAATCATACAAGAAAACGTCTATAATACTTCTTAAATCTTCTTTTCTCATTTAACTTCCTTTATCAATAAATTTCTTAAATGTTCCATGTCTTTTTTTAAACAATCTATAGTCTCATCTTGTTTAACTAACATTGTCAACAGCATGTTTATAGCTTTTTCGTGCACGTCATGCCGCTTAAACAAACCACGTCTTAAATTATCGACTCTATCCAACAAAAAACTATCTTGCTTTTTCAAAATAGATATATCGTCAGTTTCTTCAAAAAAGTCTAGTTGTATATTCAAAATTTATGACCCCATCCACATTTCTACCTTCTTTTCAAGCCATTCTAGCCGATCTTCCAATGATAAAATATAATCATTGCTCAAACCTTTCAGCTCCCCGCAACGCTCTAACCTTTTTTTAACCGCTGCGTCAGGTATAAATACATAACACCAAGACTTACACATCGATTGCATAATTTTAAAATCCTCGTCTTGATGTATGTACAAAATACTCACTCTATTATCGTTTGAAGTTACATATATCCAACGCTTTTTTTCTGGATATTCATTTTTAAAATCATTCCATACCCATTCTTTCATTCCACACCCCCTTTTTAACAAAAATAAAACATAACAAAAAACAACTACTACAGCAACTTAAACTATTTATTTGTCAACTTAACCCTTTCCTCTACCGCATCGTCCTTACTCGGAAACCAAGTCTGCAATACATCTACAATAATTACTTGCATTGATATACTTCTATCAAGCGCAAACTGCTTAAGCCGTCTGTGCAGCTCAGGCGTTACCCTGAGCATTATTATTTTCTTTTCTTTAGCTTTCATATTTGAACCTCATACTCTTTTGTTGTGGCTTCTGCATCTCTAAGCATTAATTGGTGCTGATATGCATCATAGACAGCTTTTTTACTGTATTTTCCTTTAATCGTAACTATTGCGTCATGCAAATAATCATCCCCTACATCTTTGTAGACACTATATGTATTGCCACCTCTATGTTGACATCTAAATTTCTCTCCATTAATTTCCATTATTTCCATATACCACCCCCTATTGTTTTATGTTTGTTTTTATCTCCGCTAACTGCTACGATCTAGTGACTATACTAACTCTGTCACGCTCTAGAGAGACTGTTTTGCTTTGATATCTCTAATATAACATATTGCTAATTTGTATGCAAGATAAAATGTTAGCAAAATGAAAAATGTTGCAAATTTTCTCTGCTTAAAATAATTTGTTGATAAACAAGAGGTTAACTATGCCTAGGCCTAGATCTGTTTCCCTCCCTCCCACAGATATGATCAAACTTGGTCAGGAAATGGTTGACTGGGTTAAATCAAATAGTCCTGTACATCTATCTCAGTGGTATTCTATACACAAAAGATACACAGAACATCAGTGGGATGCTATGCAACAATTGCCTGAGTTTCTCCCTTATTACGAACAAGCTTTGAAATTGGTGGGTCTACAATATCTATTAAAGGGCTCCGATGTTGAGCCGTCAATTAAGCAACGATGGCTACGAGCATACTACAGAGACCTCAGAAAAAAAGAAGATCAAGATAAGCAAGATGATCTAGAGCGTGAGCTAGAACAAAAAAAGAAACTAATAGATCATCAATCTCAAAAAGACAACTCTAAGCAACAATCTCCTAATCAAGAGCAGATAGACTACAAGCATCAAAATATGATTTTACAAAACCAAAATGAAGAACTGAAAAACGAATTAGAAAAACTGAAATCAACCTAATGACAAAAAACGAAAATAAAATCCTGAAAGATTGTGTTAAACAATACGGTAATGTTACTGCAAGGTATTTGATTAGAAAAATGAAGATTAATTTATGTAAAGCTAAGATTTTAATCAAAGAATTTACTTGGCCAACATAATCTATATTATCAGACTCATATTAAATAGTTAATTATGACAACAAGCATCAAACAAAACAAAAGCTTTTCCGAGGCTACGCATCGTTACAATATCTGGGTAGGGTCTGTAAGATCAGGCAAGACGTATTCAAGCATCGAGCGGTTTATTTATGATCTTAAGTATGGGCCTCCTGGCGATGCTATGATTATTGGGGTACATCGGGGATCAATACAACGCAACGTTTTAAAACATCTTTATGAAATGTTAGGGTTTCCCTGCCCGCACGAAAAGACCCAGAAAGATAATATATACGGCCGTATTGTGTGGTTTGTTGGTGCTCCGGATGTGGGGGCGGTGTCAACGATAAAAGGGTCGACATTAGCTTTAGCATACGTAGATGAAGTTACAGATATCCCCGAAGCCTTCTGGAAAATGCTAGAGTCTCGCATGAGTGTCCCCGGAGCTAAAATATTAGCTACATGCAATCCGGATGGGCCTGCGCACTGGCTTAAAAAAGATTATATAGATAACAAAGAGCTGGATCTAATTTATTGGAATTTTAACTTAGATGATAATCCCTCCCTAAATGAGGCTTATAAGCAGCAAATCAAAGCAGCGTGGACGGGACTTTGGTACAAAAGATATATATTAGGGGAATGGGCGTTAGCTGCTGGGGCCATATATGACACGTACGATCACGATAATGAGTATACCGCCCCATATGAGAATCCAAACTATTATATTGTCGGTATTGATTACGGTACGACAAACGCAACAGCGGCTGTTTTGGTTGGTGTCAGTCCGAACAAATGGCCTCAATTACACGTCGAGGCAGAATATTATTATGATAGTGCCAAAAGCGGTAGATCTAAAACAGATGCCGAACTTGTGCGGGACATCAAAGATTTTGTTGGTTATAAATGTGTATCTGCTATTTATCTGGATCCTTCCGCAGCCTCGCTTAAAATCGCGCTACGGCAAGCAGACTTGCCCGTCCTTGACGCACTTAATGATGTTGTGCCAGGGATAAAAACAGTAGGAAAGTTTATAGCTGGGAAAAACCTCGTCATACATAAGTCATGCAAGACATTGAGAGAGCAGATACAATCATATGCATGGTGTCCGAAGGCAGCTGATCGAGGAGAGGACAAGCCCGATAAAACTAAGCGCGCAGATCACTCTTGTGATAGCCTACGCTATGCTTGTTATAGTGCTTTTCCACAAGGCACATTTAACAGTCCTGATGAAAATCTCTCCATAGACCAGCTTAGGCGTAAAATATACCATGAAAATGAGGGGTATGGCTTCATGACTCCAAATAATGGTGGAGGGTATTTCTAAAAAACCTAACTCAACTCAACCCAACATAACTTAACCTAACACAACTTAACACAGGAATTTACATAACTTTAAGACTCAACCTAATTCAACATAACTAAACAAAACTCAACATAACCTAACCTAACTCATCCTAACTCAACTTAACCCAACCCAACCTAACTTAACTTAACAGAGGAATTTACATAACTTTAAGGCTTAACGAAACATAACATAACTCAACTAAACACAACTCACCTTAACGGAACGAAACTTACTTAATATCTCTCAAAATACTATTCATGGCTTGTGTTAAGAGGCTCATAACATGCAAACTATGATCTAATTCTTTTTGATTTATTGATGATAGTTCGTCTCTATCAACATTATAAGCGCATTGTGTATCTCTATCCATTTGATCAAAACATTTATTTCGTCTTTGTTTAATTTTATGGTTAACTTTAAATGCAGGTTCTATATAAAGACCTTTAATGTTATGTCTTTGTGATGTCTTATAGCCTTTAACTTCCATGTATTGTTTTAATTTTATTAAAGGCCCTATAATATCCCAAGAATCAAGATTATTAGGTTCTAGTCCTAGCGCCAAACATAAAAAAATTTCATTAATTTGATGATCATATTTTATTTGTCCTTTTTCTTTAAGATAGATATAAGCATTTTCAATCTGATCATTGAACTTTCTTTTTTTATACATTTAATATCCTTTATAAGTTTATATAAAGATCTTAAAAACCTATCTTAACACAACTAAACCCAACCAACCAAACCAAACCAAACACAGGAATTTACATAACTTTAAAGCTTAAAGGAACTAAACCCAACCTAACTTAACCAAACTAAACACAACATAACCGAACATATCATAGGAATTTACATAACTTTAACGTTTAAAGGAACTCAACCGAACTTAACCTAACTAAACCCAACCAAACATAACCAAACATAACAAACAAATTAAATTTCTTTTAAAAAATAAACAAAACAGAACACAAACCAACCAACCCTAACACAACATAACGAATTAAATTTCTTTTAAAAACTAAACCTAACTTACCTCAACCCAACCTAACTTAACAAAACTTAACCAAACCTAACATAGGAATTTACATAACTTTAAGGCTTAACGGAAATAAACATAACACAACATAACTTAACACACCGAAACATAACCTAACCTAACAAAAGAATTAAATTTCTTTTAAGGATTCTAATGTAAATCTACCATATACGCCCGTGGCCTTTTCTGGTCGTAATTCGCAAAGTCCGAATTCAAATCCTGCCGTGTCAATAATAAGTTTTAGTTGTTCTATAGATAGTAATTCTGTATTCAGGTAGAGATCAAACTTTACTTCCCATTTATGAAATATAGGCCTCGTGCGTACTATCCTAGCCCGGTTCACGACTACAGTTTCGGCAAATACATGGGTTTGCTCTCCGTTTTTATTAAGTACATTCCATAGTAAGTCTGAAGTCTTACCTTCGTACCCGATGAGAGGGGTACCCACAGGACAATCGATTGATAGAGCTTTAGTATGTTTACCGAGTTTATATTTCTTTGCAGAGGATTTAAAACAACCCGCAAGGCATTTTGAGGGCATATAAACACCTATGTCGTCTTGATAATATAAAGCTCCTTCAAATTCAATTCGTGCCATCGCCTGATAATGTTCGTCTTTTTTGTCTCTAAGTTTAGTGATCTCTTTGAGTTTTTTTGTCAAAGGATGCATGGGATTACATAATCTGTCACTATGCATTATCAAGGGTGATAGAGATTTTAAATGGATCTTGAATTTTTTTAAAGTGTTCACCAGTTTCCTTTTTTTTGTTAACAGACACAACAGACGTAACAATAGCAAAAAAGGACATCTAAAATCTATTAAAAAAAAATATACTATATAAATTTTATATAGTATTGTAAAGTTTAAATTTTATATTGGTTCTTCATGGGCTCATACGAAAAAGGTGGCTACATCCGAAATACCAGTGGGTACATAGACCCCATGGATGTAGGTGCTAAACATTTAAAGCAGCGTAAAGATGATTTTTACTTGATGAATTACACGGGTAATTCCGCTTTATGGGCTCAAGGCTTCATCGACAAGCGATTTAAGGTAGGCGATCAAAGCCTTTACGCTGCTGCTGCCGGCAATAACTACAACCAAAATTCTTATCGTTTTTTCTTCAACCTCATCCGTCGTCACATCAATATGATATGTGGATTTCAGAGAAAAAACAGAAAATCTACTATAACAATGCCTATTCACGATCAAGACGATCCCTTGGCAGATGATTTTAATGCCGTAATGCGCTGGTGCGAGGATAGAGACGGTTTTCAGGAGTATTTGAGTCAAGCGTTTGAAGGATCATGCGATACAGGTATGACGTTGTTATATATGTATCCTGATTATACATTGGACCCTATATCAGGTGATTTATTTACGGATTGCGTATCATATAACAACTTTTTAATAGATCAATATTTTCGCAAGCAAGATATGACTGATTGTAACGGGGTTTGGCGCCGTAGATGGGTCTCACAGATGGGTGCAATCGGTCTTCTTCCAGGCTATGAAAAAGAGATATTGAAGATGAAGCCCGGAGGCATGAAAGACGGAAGATTTCCGGTCCAAGCCGAATTGCAGAATCTAGCTTTAAATAATCTATTTACTTATGATGAATTCCATTACATGTCTACGAGAGAAGCCACTATAATAATTGATCCTAAAACCGGTGAGGCAGCGGAGTGGGATCAGGAAGAAGATGATGACGATGATATGATGGCACGTACACTTGCACAACAACCTTGGTTGCAAGTGAAGAAGAAACAGGTGCCTACAGTCAAGCTTTGCATTAGTTTAGGAGATAAAGAGGTTTATGACGGGCCCAATTTACTTGGAATTGACAGCTATCCTTGCGTACCGTCAATGTGTTATTATGAGCCAGATGTGACAAATTATGCGTGGCGTTGCATGGGTGTTATTAGGAATCTTAGAGATCCGCAATTTCTATACAATATGCGTAAAGTTATTGAATTAGAAATACTCCAATCTCAAATAAATTCAGGTTGGATATTCCCCATAGATTCTGTCACAGATGTAAAAGCCTTTAGACAATCAGGACAAGGATTTTTAGTGCCATTAAAGGCAGGGCATTTACCTAATGAAATACAAAGGATAGAGCCTGCAGCTATACCACAATCTCTTTTAGAGCTATCACAATCATTATCAGAAGACATAACAAAAATATCAGGTGTAAATGAAGAATTACTTGGTGCAGCAACTGATGATAAGTCCGGTATATTATCGATGTTACGTCAAGGGGCCGGACTTACTACCTTACAAACAATCTTCGATAAATTGGATTATACACAACGGCTGTATGGTAAAATTAGATTGCAAGCTATCCGTAAAAACTTTAGTAAAGGTAAAATACGTAACATCCTCGGTCATAATGCAGATGAACGCTTTTGGACAAGTCATAGCCAAAAATACAGTTTATCCGTCGAAGAGGGCAACTACAGCACGACACAAAAGCAAATGGAGTTGCAACAACTCTTACATTTCAAAGAGCTCGGAATGGGCATCCCTGACAAGTCGATTCTTAGAGCAGCCTTTATCACAAATAAACGACAAGTCATCGAAGATATGGAAGAGGTTCAGCAACAGCAAGCACAACAGCAGCAGCAGCAAATGCAGCAGCAACAACAAATAGATCAAGTCAAGATACAAAGTGAGACATCAAAAGCTCAATTAAATCAAGCTAAGATCTATGAAACTTTTGCTAAAGTAGATGATCTGGAAGCGGGTGCAGAACACAAACGTACTCAAAGCGAGCTTGATTTAGTTAAGAGTATGGTAGAGTTGGAGAGTTTGGACTTAGAAATGATTGGTAGATCCTATGAGATAGCCATGGCTATCAAAGGTCAAAATAAAACAGAAGAAAAACAAGTGAGTTAATATGGAAAAAAAAGATAGAAAAACGGGATTAAAACGATCCACGTTAAAAAAATTAACAATGTCAGCCATGCACGGATCTTCTGAATCTAAACAGGATGAAAGAAAATACCGGAAACTTGCAGAAAGTGTAAGTAAACAAGCTAGAAATGAAAGAGTAGCAAGGAAAAAAGCAAAGAAAAAAGTCAAATAAGGCTAAGGAGTAAATATATGGCACATAGCAAAGAAGCTCATTCTAAAATGAATGCAATGGCTCAGTTTAACGAAGGCCATCATGAAAAAAAATACAGCGAATTAGAAGTCGCTGATGGAAAATACTGCACAGGTGAGATGGAAAATCCAGAACATCTTGCAAATTCGGTAAAAGGTCTTGCAAATTATGCAAAAAAACATAAGATGAGTTATCCATAGTTAAATTTTAGGGACAAAGATTCCTTTATTTTTACAGGTTATTAGCATTTCCTGTCACCTTTCAGATCATTGAATAAAAATAAGGGTCGTTAACTTTGTCTCTTTTTTAAGAGGTTAAAGGTCTTTCAAATAAAGAGAAAATATGAACGAAGGAATATTAAATGAGAAAATCAAAAGCAGCTATAGACATGGGAGTAAATGGGCCACCATGTGGAACAATAAAAGGCGTAAAGTTCCATCATGATCCTGATTATTCAAAAAATAAGGATGCCGATGTTATCCCAAAAGGGAGTGCAAGAGCTATTCCTAATGAGTATTGGCAAATGGATGTAAGCGCATCAGTCTTCCCACGAGGGGATGGTGATTTAGCATCTACAGCATTCTTGCCTACACCCGGAAAAGATAGAGCCCAACCCCATAAAAAAATTAATGATATGGACCATTAAATGAAAAAAGACACAAAAATGCCTGAAAATATTACAACTCAATTAGATTTGAAACAGATTAAAAAGGATGAAGAAAGCAATCTTAATTTATTTAACTCAAGAATACCTGATGTAAGTACTCCAAGTCAATTAGAATGTTGTATCTTTAATTATGGGAACAGGGCCATATTTCTTTTGGAAAAGATCATAGAAGAACTTCGCGAAATAAAAAAAAACACTTTTCCAGGTCATTAAATGGAAGAAGAACACCTTTATACATTAGATGAACTAATTGAAAATTTGGAACAGATTAAAAAGGATGAACAAGGCAATCTTAATTTATGTAAATCATTAATGATATTGGCTACTTCGGTGAAAATGTTGACATCACAAGTTAAATCACTTAAATATAATTTATCCTTTTTGGAAGATGAAATCGATGAACTTTTGAAATAAAATGATTGAAAGACAGACAGCCGGACAAATACATAATAAACTTATCAAAGACACTACAAAATATAATGTAGATGAATTAGCTCATTATATGTGTGAGGATATACCTACGCAACTTTTTGAAAGTATTAAAAACTATAAAGACATAATAGATGAGCCTGAATTCTGCGTTATACGTCAAATAGCATCAGATCCTATTATAGCATCAGCCAAACGAAATAAATATTATTGTTGGATGTATCTTCCAAGTCCTAGACCTAATCAAGCTGTGTTCTTATACAACAAAGCCTTAGATCAAATAACAAAGCGTTTGTGGGTCTTACCAGATGCAAAGACCATGGCTATATTAGCCTCCACGGATCTAATAGTAGATAAAAAATATGAGACTATGCAAGCTTGGTCAGTGGCTTTCTTTAAAGGCACCTTTTGGGAGTTTATAAGGCACATGCATGGCATTGATATGCTATCAGAGCATGAATATTTTCTAGCACATCGCGAGGAACTCATTAAGGCGGGCTGTAAGATCCCTAATACGAACTTTGCCGAGCCCTTTGATTTTAGTAAAATCGGCGTCAAACAAGTCATAAATACGCACAAAACCATTTTTAAGAAGTAACTTTTCTATATCTTTTTTCAGGCATAGAGCCCCAATAGGCATATCAGCCGATGCATATTGCATGAAATTTCTGTAATTTTGTAGACTTTCAAGTAATTTCTTGTTAATTTTTTTTATATCATCAGTATGTAATTTAACCTCATTCATAGGAGTCCTCATGAATTCGAATCAATCTGAAAATATACCAGAACAAAAAAAAGAACAACAACAACAAACTGTCGCTCACCAAGCAATTGATAAAAAAGAAGAAGTTCCAGCTATAAAATCGGAAGAAAACCAAGAGAATTGGAAACGATTTAGGGAACAACGAGAAATTGAAAGAAAACAAAAAGAAGAATCCGACAAAAGAGCTGCACAGAAATCAGAGGAGGCAGAAGCCTTAAAAGCAGCCTTAGAAGCTCTTACAAGCAAACCCTCTAACAATCACAATAATGAAGATATCGAAGAGACCGAAGATCAAAGAATAGATAAGCGCGTTGAAACTATTTTAGCTCAAAGGGAAGCTGAAAAAGAAAGAAAAAGACTTGAGCAAGAGCATCAGGAATTACCTAAAAAACTGCGTAATACTTATCAAGACTTTGATAAAGTATGCTCTCAAGAAAATCTAGACTATCTAGACTATCATTATCCTGAGATAACACGACCTCTAAAAAGGCTTAACGATGATTTTGAGAAATGGACTGATATTTATAATACAGCCAAGAAATTAATACCCAATACAGATTCAAAGAAAGATCTAACTAAGGCTGATAAGAACCTTCAAAAGCCGGGTTCTGTATCCTCTGCCGGTCCGTCAAACGGAGGAAACACCACTCCATCTTACAAACTATCAGAAGAAAGAAAAGCCGCTAATTATGAAAGAATGCAACGCACTATCAAAGGATTAAGTTCATGATGAAATTCAATTAAGAATTCTCCAATTCCCTGATAAAATCAATAGATGCCTCGGAAAAGCCCGTTATAGTCGTCCATTGATTTTTATTACCTATCCCATTTTTATAGCCTGCAATATTTAAGATGTAGTTTTTTTTTGAGGGCATATTAGGAATATTATCCGATGTTTGCTCATCCGTTATAACAATTAATCTATCATATTTCAAATGAGTTTGGGTTAAAAGAAAAGTTAATGCCTGCCCTAAGAGGGTTTCATCGGCAGGTTGGGAAGTTACAAGAGCGTCTCTTAAAGCCATTCCCTGTCTAGCCGGTATCGGCATGAGTCTTCTACTAAACGATAAAAACCCTACATTTTCGCAACATTCACGTAATAAGATAGCTAATCCACAAGCAGCATCCATACGACTCATTTTAGATTTTAATGATAGCATTTGACTCATTGATCCCGAAACATCGACAAGAATAAGAGTTGAACCCATTAATTTCGGTTTAAGAGAGCAGCCTTTAATCATGGCAGGATCTATTATATCTTCCCACTGGGGACATTCCTTAGCAGCTGCAATATATTGAAATGGAAGCATTTCTTTTGGATTATGCATTAACTCTGAAGCCACCAATTCTTTATTAACTCCGGAATTGTGCATATTACGTAAATTGCGAAGAATAGCAAGCTTGCCCATATTGTGATTATGGAGAAGATCAGAAAAACTTTCATGCTTATCTTTTCCAGCACTTAATCGAGTCTCCCATGTATCTGCGGTCTTTAGTTCATTATTTATTAATCTTTTCCACATCATTCCTTGCTCATGATCTTTAGGCTTCGCGTGACAGAGAAATAAGATATCTTTAAGTTTAATTGGGTTATCTCTGTTATATTTACTTAATTGGTATTCATCCCACTTAGTAAATGCTTTTGCAAGTCCTTTTTTAAGTTGATTTGCAAGTGCACAACGTCCATTTTTCCAGTACAAAGCTAGAAGATCACACATCATATCAGGTCTCGAAATTATTCTATTAATATAATCAGAAATTGAGACTTGTTTAACCTTATGTTTTAAAGACTCGACAACCAATTGTAGAGGAATATGTCTAAGATGATAATCATTTGATGCTCTTAAAGCTATGTTTAAAACGTCAATATTGTGGCATTTAGCACATAATTCAACAATTCTATCAACGGCTTTGATGCCATCTTCATAGAAATTATCTTCAAATAGTAAACATGCTAATACAGTACGTTTTAAACGTTCGTAGGGATTGACTTCAACAGCCTTTCCACCCTCATGGGTAACAGGAAAATTCGGGATATTAACTTTCATAAAACCTCTAGGAACAAGCGAAAAGAGTCATATCCTGCCTTACCACTTGGCTATAGACTCTAAAGTCTAGATTGGAATCGAACCAATCGTATGGGAGCACCTCAAGCAAAGTAACTCTATTCTTCACCTTAGATTAAAAAATAACCTAGAACAAGCAACGACAGATTTTTTTTGAATACGAGTCAAAGTAGCTGTCGTTTTCACTAAGGTTAAAACAAAAAGTGCCGTAACATTTGAAAACGGGTATTAGACCTCGCAAATGGTGCGAGGTCCTAGCTTTAGGCTAGGACTCGGTAACTGAAAGTCACCACTAAGTAACCGTTTTCTTTCGACAGGCACTAAAACAAAAATCAGGAACAAGCGAATAGAGTGCACGGACTCGAACCGTTTCTTAGGCCATTACAACCTAAAAAAACCAAAGTAACTCATATTCTTCACCATAATTTAAATAAATTATTCTTGTGCAACACTCTATGAGAGAAATTCTAGTGCTCTAACCAACTGAGCTATATATTCAGCTTTGACCTGAATATAATCGGACTCGAACCGATGACCTCTCGATTAACAATCGATGTAACTCCCATAATCAACAACAAGAATAAGTTATCATCTTACAAAATCTTATAAAATTAGTCTTGTAAATAAATTTATTGATAGTAATTAAATATTTAAATATAACTTAATTAGCCGATTTCTGAGCTTCGCTAGCTCTAGGCCGATAAGCCTCTCGCCAAGGTAGCAGATAGTTATTGTTTCGCAAACAAGCTGTATGTAACCTTTTCTCCGAGGTCTTTCCATGTCATTCCCGACAGGTATTACCAGTTTAAATAATTTTGCTCCTGAACTTCCCGTTCAAGCAGCAGAAGATCTTTTGTCTACACCTATGTTTAACCTGATTCACTCTTTTGGAGTGGATTTGCACCATGCCGAAGCTTATATCGGCAGAACGACTAGAATGAGTCGATTTGAACGCTTATCTACGGATGGCGGACAACTGGATGGTTCTGGAATCGATCCCGCTTCAGAAGTTCCCGTCCGCACGGATATTGATGCGTCTATGGAGATTTTTGCTAAGAGTATAGTAACAAACGAACAAGTTATTTTGTACGAGAATAGCAAGACTTTAACAAAGTTCACAGTCCTATTAGGACAATGGTTAAGAGAGAAAGAGGATCTTTTAATGAGAGATCTTTTCTCAAGTTCCGTAAGTTATTTAAACGCTACGGGGGGAACTAATGGAGATCAGCCCTCAAATATATCTTTGCAAGATGTAAATAACATCGAACAAATTTTATTGGGTAATGATGCTCGTACTATGCTTGTTAGCATAGATGCTATGGATAAGTTCTCTACTGGACCCACTAGAGATGCCTTTATAGCTCTTTGTTCTACAAATATCACTAGCGATCTTCAAAAAGTTCAAGGCGTCTTGCTTAAAGCCAACTATCCTTCACAAGAAGGTCTTAGACCA